TATGTGTTCTTAAAGAATTTTGTACAACTCGCATTTGATTTAGTTCAACATGGAGTAAGTATACAAATATCACAAGATTACTCATCAATGGTAAACTTTGCTAGATGCAAGTGCCTTGGTGCTAATGTATTAAGAGGACCAGACCAGATACCTTGGGATGGTAAACTTAAGTATGACTATCAGTTATGGATTGACTCTGATATTGTATTCAATACAGAGAAGTTCCTACAACTTGTTCTTATGGACAAGGAGATTGCTGCTGGTTGGTATATGACAGAAGATGGTCAAACCACTTCCGTTGCTCACTGGCTTGATGAGGACAACTTCCGTAATAACGGAGGAGTCATGAATCATGAGACTGGTGAAACCATGTCTAAGCGTAAGAAACCATTTACTGTCGATTACACAGGATTTGGATGGGTTCTTATTAAGCATGGTGTATGGGAACATGAGAAGATGAAGTATCCTTGGTTCGCACCTAAGATGCAAGTCTTCGAGAGTGGAGAGGTACAGGATATGTGCGGAGAGGATGTTTCATTCTGTCTCGATGCAATCGATGCTGGAATTGATATCTGGTGTGACCCTCGTATCCGTGTAGGGCATGAAAAGACAAGAGTTATATAATATAATCATACAAGAAGGAGAGATCTTCACAGGTCTCTCTGAAGAGGAGTTCATGGATAAAATGATTGAACTCTCTCAGTGTTATTATGAGACGGGTTATCCGTCTCCCGATATTATTTCTCATACTACTTACAATGGCGAAACTGTACACGAGTCCAACGGGAACAACAATCCAGACGACTCCAAAGAAAACTAGACAAGGGAACGGTAAGAATACAAAATATTCCCCTACCGCCCGAAACTCGGCTCGTAAACCTTATAGAGGACAAGGAAGATGATCAACATTCTAGCGGCGGCGAGTCTCGATCTCAATGAGGCATGGAATATGTCTTGGGCAGAAGGGATTCAATTTATACTAGTACTTGCTTTCGTATACTGGTTAAAGGTAAAGATCGATACAAGGGCAGGACTTGGGAAGAAAAAGTTAAGACAGTTGAAAACTGTTATAAAAGACGCTATACTAGAGACACAGGTAAAAACAGGAAAACCATGAGTGATGAATTGAATCGCATTGCTAATGCTCTAGAGAGAATTGCAGACTTTTATGAAAAGGGTCTGCATGTTGATATAGATCATGCACATATAGATGATATAGGTGAAATACATGGTGATGTAGTTACGCATCCTAAACAGTTCTAAATAACACACACTCGCTTTTTTAGTTATGGCAAAACAGGAAACGGTTAAGTACACTATCAAACAAGATGGTAATGTAACTGCAGAGATATTTGGTGTAACAGGTAATCAATGTTTAGAGATTACTAAAAGCGTAGAAGAAGAACTGGGAACAGTATTAACCAGGGAATTTAGTCCTGCTTTTTACGAGAATGAACCAGTTGAAGAATATGTACACGATTCAGAAGGCTGCTAATGTCACATTTCAGTACGATAAAGACTAAGATAACTAAAAAACCTGCTTTACTAGAAGCACTACAGATCCTTCAGTACGATGTACAGGAGGATCATTTATTAATTAACCCTATTGATCATAACCATGAGAAAGTAAAGGTTGATGTTGCTATAGGGGATGATATAGGGTTCCGTTGGAATGGAACAGAATATGAATTAGTAGCAGATATTCAAACATGGAAAGATCCCATTCCTCCAAAAAGGTTTATTGAGAAGATTACACAACAATATGCAAGGATGACTATCCACAATCAGATAAAAAATGATGGATTTCAAGTGTTAGAGGAGTGGGAAATGGATGATAATAGCATCGAATTAACGGTCACACGCTGGAATTGAGAAAATAGGGTATAAATAACCCTGACATCTATTATAAATTCGCCAATGGCGACAAAATCCAGAGGATATAAAGACATAACCCTCGATTTTCAACCAAATCCTGTTACAGGAGACTTAAATGTCTTGAAAAACGAGAGAGCTATCATGCGGTCTGTACGAAATCTGGTACAAACAAAGACTACGGAAAGGTTTTATAGTCAAATTGGATCAGATGTTAGTGATCTTTTGTTTGGTTTTTGCGATGTAGCGACTGGTGGTGTTATTGCAAGAGAAGTAGAATCAATTATTGGTTTATATGAACCAAGAGTTGCTAATGTTATAGTAAATGCAAGACCAAATCCTGATGATAATGAGTTTGAACTAACTATAAATTATGAAATTGTGGGACAGCCCGTTCCTTTGCAGTCTTTTAGTTTCATTTTAGAGGCAACTAGGTAGAAAACATGCCCGTAACCAAGTTCACAAACCTTGATTTTGACCAAGTTAAGGCACAAATCAAAGATTACCTTCGAGCAAACAGTAATTTTACTGATTTTGACTTTGAAGGATCAAATATGTCGATATTAATTGACATATTAGCGTACAATACCTATATTACAGCGTTTAATAGCAATATGGTAGTTAATGAATCCTTCTTGGATTCAGCAACTTTAAGGGAAAATGTCGTTTCTCTAGCAAGAAATATTGGATATGTACCCAGATCTCGCAAATCTGCTCAAGCAATTGTAAGTTTTGACTTTAAATTTAACGGAAATAGTAATAGTGTTAGATTACGCAAAGGTTTAGTAGCAGTTGGAGCTCAAAATAACACTTCTTTCACATTTTCTCTTCCAGAAGATATTGTTGTTGCTTCTCCAGTAGATGAAGGAAGTAATATTCTAACAAATCCACCTAGAACTGCTCAATTTAGAAATCTTACAATATACCAAGGTACACTTTTAAAGAAATTTTTCACAGTAAATGGTAGTTTAGACCAAAGATTCATATTAGACAACTCTTTTGTTGATACTGATTCGATTAGAGTCTTTGTAAGGAAGTCAGGATCAACATCTGGACTAGAATATTCAAAGATTGACAATATAACCAGTGTTAATGAGAAGTCTAACATCTATCTTCTACAAGAAGTTAAAGATGAGAAGTATGAATTGCTCTTTGGTGATGGATTATTTGGTAAAAAACTTGATAATGGTGATATTATTGAAGTAACATACATTATTACTGATGGGAAAGACGGAAATGATGGAAAATTCTTCTCATTTAGTGCAGATGCAGTAGATGATGCTGGAAATCCACTTCCTGCGTCAGTAACTCCTGTACTAACTACTATTCAAACCGCTAAAGGAGGCGGTGAGATCGAAGATTTGGACTCTATTAAGTATATTGCTCCTAGAGTCTATTCATCGCAATACAGGGCGGTTACAGCAAAGGATTATGAAGCTATAGTACAGAGTGTTTTCCCTGATGCAGAGTCAGTTTCTGTTATTGGTGGTGAAGAATTAGATCCTCCTGAATATGGTACTGTTATTTTAAGTGTAAAACCAAGAAATGCAACATATTTGTCCGATTTTAGTAAAGTACAAATTCTGGACAGATTGAAGAGTTATTCAATTGCAGGAATTAACCAAAGAATTGTCGATCTTAAGATTCTTTATATTGAACTTGATACTACAGCATACTTTAATTCAAATGTCTTTAGTGATGACCAAGGATTGAAGGCACAAGTTACTGAATCATTGACTGAATATGGAAAATCGACTAATTTGAATGCATTTGGTGGTAGATTTAAATATTCTGATGCTTTAAGAGCTATAGATGATACAAATAATGCAATTACATCAAATATTACCAAATTAACTCTTAGAAGAGATCTAAAACCCGTTTTTAATGCCTTTTCTCAGTATGAATTGTGCTTCGGTAATGCATTCCGTGTTGATAAAGGTGGAAAAAATATAAAAAGTACTGGATTTACAATTGAAGGTAATGTAAACACTGTTTATTTCACTGATTTGCCTCATTCGGACTTAAAAACAGGAGATATTGCTGTAATTCAGTTAACTCAACTTTCTGGAGAAGATCCAACTGTTGTTATTCCATCTGCAGGTACTGTGGATTACCTAAAAGGTGAAGTTGTCATTAATACGATCAATATTACTGGTGCTACTCGTGGAAGTGGTTTGATTGAAATTCAAGCATATCCAGATTCTAATGATATCATTGGATTGAAGGATTTATACTTACAATTAGACATGTCAAATACCAAGATAAATATGGTGAGAGACACAATATCTTCTGGACAACAAATATCTGGAATTGGATATAAAGTCACTTCAAGTTACTCCAATGGAACCATCACTAGGTCGTAAAAAAGGATGATAGAAACTTATAGCCCCTTATCCTCCAGAGTTAAGACATACCAAGTAGTTACTGATCAAGCTCCAGAGTTTGCGGTAACTGAAAACCCTCTTTTGGAGGATTTTCTAAAGCAATATTATATTTCTCAGGAGCATCAAGGTGGATCTATCGATATTGGTGAAAATATTGACAAATATATTAAAATTGACAATTTAACTAAGGATGTTATATCTGGTTCGGTATCGATTGCTTCTAGTATTAATGAGACTGATGATACTATCACAGTTTCTACTAATACTAAGGGATTTCCTCAAGAATGGGGTCTACTAAAGATTGATGATGAGATTATAACATATACTGGAATAACTGAAAATAGTTTTACTGGTTGTGTAAGAGGTTTTAGTGGTATTAGTTCATATCATGCAATCAATGATCCAAAAAATTTAAAATGGACACAAACAATTGCTGCATCTCATGATTCTGGATCTAGTATACAGAATTTAAGTGTTTTATTCCTTCAGGAGTTTTATGATAATATAAAACAGCAGTTTGCTCCAGGTTTAGAAGGTGTTGCTTTAAGTCCTACACTAGATGTTAATAATTTCCTTAAGGAAGCAAGAAGTTTATACGAATCTAAGGGTACTGACGAATCTTTCAAGATTTTATTCAAAGCATTGTTTGGTTTAGAACCAAAAATCAATGATCTTGAAAAATACCTCATAAAACCCTCTTATGCCAATTATTTGAGAAGGCAATCCTTTGCTGTAAGGGTAGTTAGTGGAGATCCTTTAAAATTAGTAGGTCAGACACTATATCAAGATAATGAAGAAAATAATAGTTTAGTTAATGCTGCAAGTGGCCCTGTTTCTGAGGTTGTACAGATTAGAGATGATTATTATCGTATTTCAGTCTTTATTGGATATGATGATAGAGCATTAATTGATGGTACATTTGTTGTTCCAGGTAAAACTCAGGTAATTGGTGGAGTTGGACTTGGTGCAACTGTTCTTACTGTTGATTCTACTATTGGTTTTGGTCAAACTGGTACTTTTGAAGTTGGATTGTCCACAAACAGTTATTATCAGAAATTAGATTATACTGAAAAGACTGTAAACCAGTTTATTGGTGTATCTACTGTTGGTATTGATATACCATCAGCTACTGAGATCTATACACCTACTTTGGTATATGGATACGAGGATAATATTACCACAAAACCAGTTACAATGAGAATAACTGGTGTTTTAAGTGAATTTGATAGTATTCAGGATTTATATGGTTTAACACCAACTTCTCGTATTAAAGTTAAGAACCTTGGAAGATTTGTTAAGAATCCACCAAATAATAAAAAGTGGGATGAAATATTCTTTAATTCTTTTGTTTATAACACTAGTAGTAGATTCCAGATTGAAGATTTAACAGGATCTACCTTTACTTTAGCTGGAATTATTGATAAATCCAGACTTAATGCTGGTGATAAGATTGAATTGCTTATAAGAAATACTGAAACAGTAGCAGCGTCACCTTTAACTGTTAGTTATGTTAATACATCAAATAATTCTATCAATATATCAGGTGTCTTCTCAACTACTCCTGGATATCAGTACGATATAAGAAGACTTCAAGAAAAAGCGACTAGTACTACAGTTCCTATTGTAGGTGGTCAAAATCAGATTTTATCTGATGTTACTAACACTTATGTGCTAGATGCTAAGTATTCTGAAAGTACTAAAAAGGAAGCATTTGTAGCTTCTAACTCTATTCCATCATATCCTATTGATACTGATAAAATTCGTGCAACTTTAACAAATCCATCCGTATCTGGTGGTAGTTATCAAGGGTATAATACTTTAACTGATAAATTTACTATTATATCATTTGGACAAGATGTTCCCTTTAGAACAGGTGAAGAAATTGCTTATGTGCCTGACGGTGGAACTGTTCCTATTGGTGGACTGACAAAAGATTCTTATTTTGTTGAAGTACTTACACAAAAGAATAAAATTAAGTTATATCCATCCAGATCCTTTATTCCTTCTGGTATATCTGTTGAATTTGTTCCTCCTAATGTTCCTACAGGAATTCACGATTTTGTTCGTATAGAACAAGCTAGAAGATCTATTTTCCCTGCAAGAGCTCTTAAAAGATTCATTCTTGATCAAGATTTAACTGTTGGTGTACAGCAAAAAACAACTTCCGAAGTAACCCTTGATGGTAACACTGGAATGTTGATTAATGGTGTTGAAATTACCAATTATAAGTCAGACAAATATATTTACTATGGTCCGTTAAAGAATTTAGATATTGTCAATCCTGGTACTAATTATGATGTTCTTAATCCACCTTCAATAACAATTGAGGATAGTTCTACTGGAATTAACACTGCTGTTGGTAGATTATCTATTGGTGGAACTATTACTGATGTTTTAATAGATCCTATTGATTATGAGATAAAGAATGTTGTATCTGTAGACATTCATGGAGGAAATGGATCTGGAGCAATTGCTCAACCAATAACAGAGTTAACATATAGGCAATTTACATTTAATGCGAAGTCATTCTACAACGGTGGTAACATTGATTGGATGAGTGACAGATTTATAATGGATAAAGAGCATTTTTATAAGACAGGTGATAGGGTACTTTATAGTTCAAATAATAATAATGTAATTGGTCTTCACACTGTAACTTCTGCTGGTATTGATACTTGTTTAGTCGAAGGTCAATCTTATTATGTTGGTATTACGAGTGCAACAATATTCAAACTTTATAGATCAAAATCTGATTCAGTTGCTGGTGTTAATACTGTCAGTTTTGGATCAACTTCTGCTGATTTAAATACTGGTATTCATCAATTTAATGATTATTATAACAAACGCCGTATTTCTAGAGTTAATATACTTGATGGTGGATCTGGATATACTAATAGAAGAATATCTGTTGCACCTACAGGAGTTAGTACCTTTAGAGATTTTGTAGAATTTGACAGTCATGGATTTAATGATGGAGAAGTAGTTCATTATGGAATCTCCAGTACTGGAGGTACAGTAATTACTGGATTAACTACAAATTCACAATATCAAGTATTAAAGATTGATGATGATCGTTTTAGATTATGTTACTCTGGTATTGCTACTACAAGAACTCCAGATAAGACAAATTATCTGAATAAAGAGTATGTTAGATTTGATGGCTCTGGAACTGGGTATCAAGATTTCTTCTATCCTCCTGTAACGGTTGATATCAATATTATTACAGATGCTAATACTCCTCAGACCCTAGAATCGAACCCTATTGTTCGTGGTAAGGTTGTAGATACTATTCTTTATGATAGAGGTCAAGATTATGGTTCTAATATTATCAATTTTGAAAAAGCACCTTCAGTTGATGTAAATTATGGTGCATTTGGACAAATTGGATTAATTATTGTTAATGGAAGAATTGTAGATGCATTTGTACAAGCAAGAGGAACTAATTATGATGGTCCTCCAGAATTAACGGTAAGTGGTGTCGGTACTGCAAATGGAGGAAAGCTTCGTGCAGTTATGAAGGGTAATGAGATTGATAGTGTTGTAGTTTTATCATCAGGTGTTGGATATGCTTCTTCTACAACATCAGTTGGTGTTAATGCACCTGGCAATTCTGCTACTTTCTCTACTAGGGTTAGACAATTAGTTGCTAACAAATATAGCACTAGTGGTACAATAAATGGTGATTATCTTGTCCCTGTTGAAGATGGATTAGCAATTGAAAGTGTTGCATATGGTGCAACTGTTAGAAATGCCTTTAATGATGATGGTACTGGTCATTCTCCTATTATTGGATGGGCATATGATGGAAATCCAATTTATGGTCCTTATGGATTAGATGATGCAGATAATATTCAGTCTTCTTCTAGAAGAATGGTATCTTCTTACAAGTTAGATGCTACTAGAGTTCCTAATAGACCATCTTTGACCGAATATGAAGCAGGATTCTTTATTGAAGATTATTATTATGATTCAAGTGGCGATTTAGATGAACATAATGGTAGATTCTGTAAAACACCTGATTTTGAAGAGGGTGTATATGCATATTTTGCTTCTGTTGATAATTTACTAGTACCGCAGTTCCCTTATTATCTTGGTGATACTTATAGGGGATTTGCATTAAAAGTTAATACGGTTGCTGGTGAAAAGATAAAACAAACTAACTATGATTTTGAAAATTCAAAATTAGTAAGAAATACATTCCCATATAGCATGTTTGGGGATGGAGCATCATATGATTTCGTATATCAACCTTATAAGAAGTTACCTAATATTGCATATCCTGATAGAATCCTTTCTGGATCTATTGATAATATCAGAATAACTTCACCAGGTACAGGATATACTGTAGGTGCTGTTATTAACTTTGAGAATGATGGAACAGGTGGTAGTGGTGCATCTGCAGTTGTAGATACTATTTTAGGACAAGATATTACTAAAATTACAACAAATGCTCAAAAATATGAAGATGTAGTCTTTACATGGGATCGAAATAAGGTTATTGGGCATATTGAGCCATATCATACATTAAAATTGAACAATTATGTTCAAATTGCAGGATTATCAACTAGTATTGATAAATTGGATGCATCTCATAATGTTAGTCTAGTAGAATATTCAACTACTCTATTAGAAGATGGATTTGTCGGTTTAGTGACTGATATTAGAGTACAATATATTCCACCTACTATTTCTGTTGGTGCTACAGTTGGATTCTCTTCAGTTCTTCCAAATCCAGTTGGTGTTGGTACAACTGTTGGTATTGGATCAGAAACTGCTCAGATTCTTAATATCTTTAGAGATGATAGTGCATTAAGAATTCGTAGAAGTCTTGGAGTTTCTACTTCTGGGATAGTTGGACTTGGATTGTCATATTTCACTAATCAAATAGAAGTTCCTATAACAACCCCTATATTTGAATCTAAACAAGATAGAACGATATATTTCAATCCAAAACAATCAATTGGTATTGGTACTTTTACAGGAGCATCTGTTTCTCTAGAAAAACAGTATTTGGGAGTTACTACATTCCTTTCTGTCCTTACTGGAGAGATTTATCTCGAAGATCATGGACTTAATACTAATGATACCGTTGAATTTGCTGTTGGTACTTCTGGTGCTGCTATACCATGTAAAGTAACAGAAGGATCTTCTAGTACCTTCAATCTTGGGTCAACAGACATTTTTGCAGTAAAGAAAAGCAAAGATACCATAGGTATTAAGACAACTAAGACTAGTACCCCGATTTATTTCACTAGTGTTCCTGCTACTCAAATTTGGGATTATTCTTTCACTTATAAACCAGAAAAACAAGTTACTGGTACTGTACAAAGAACTGCTGCAACAATTCAGACTACGGATGCTCATGGATTAAGAGATGATGATACTATTGAGTTAATCGTTAAGCCTGGTCTTGCTACTGGTATAGGTACTACAACATTTACTAAATTGAAGGTTATTGATGATTATCTTGTAACTAATCCTCTTGATATTACGGTATCTGGAATAAACACCATTACTAATAGAATTACCTCAAATGATCATGGATTGGTTAATGGAGATAGAGTTTTATACTATGGAACCAGTCTTCCAGATGGAGTAGAACAAAGAGAGTACTTTATTGTCAAAATAGATGATAATACACTTCAATTAGCAGATACTTATATAGAATCTACTGGAACTCCTAATGTTGTAGATATATCCTCTCAAGGTGGTGCTGGTCAATCGATTAATCCAATTAATCCAAAATTAAGACCTTATGCCAATAATGATCTTGTTTTTGATCTAAGTGATCCTACTTTGACTGGATATGATCTTAAATTCTATTATGATAGCAATTTCTTTAATGAATTTGTTGGATCGGGTACAAGTGAAGGATTTGAGGTTGTAGGAGTTACTACATTTGCAACTGTTGGTATTGGATCTACACTTCCTACTGCTGATAACAAATATCACCCAACTGTAACATTAAAGCACTCACCAATATCTCCTAAAATTATATTCTACAATATATTTGGTCCTAGTGGATTATCTACTGCAGATGACAGTCCAATTAACAATTCTCAGATCAAATATGTAGATAGTTCATATACTGGTTCTTATGGTATTACTGGAATAGGAAATACTGAATTTGAGATCAATTTACGATTTACTCCAGAATCTTTACAATACAAGAGGGGTGATTGTGATGTAATTCAATATACTACTAAATCTTCTGCTGCTTCTGGTGGTATCTCGACAGTAAAGATTACCAGTGGTGGATTTAACTATGATTCACTTCCAGGTATTTCTAGCATTGGTAGTGCTGGAATTAACGCTACATTATTACCAACATCTGAAAATATCAACAAATTAGCAGAAGTAACTGTACCAGATGATGTATTTGGATATCCATCTGATAATACGCTAAAACCAGATGCATTTATACCAAGAGTTCTTGATATTGATAGTTTCTCAACTATTAAAGAAGTTAAAGTTAAATTTGGTGGTAAATTCTATATAACACCTCCTGCCCTTGTTTTATATGATAAAGGAACTGGTGAAATTGTAGATAGTGGTCTTATTACTTGTGAATTAAGTGATTCTGCTGTTACAAGTGCAACTGTTTCTGTACCTCCTGCAGGACTATCAAATAATGATTTTGGTGTTGCTCCTCTTAGAAATAGTAATGGTCTTACTATTTTAGAAGCAGATGCTCAAGGTGGTATTTTAACATGTAAGATTTCAACTCCAGTTTTGGGTTATGTTAATGAACCTTTAGCTATAGGAGATTCTTGCTTTGTTGAAGGTATTACTTATACTAGTGGAGAAGGTTATAACTCTGGTGATTATAAGTTTACTCCATTCAGAGTTTCTGCATATAATGATGCTGTAAACCCAAGACAAGTAACATTTGATCTAAATGGCATTTCTACTAATCCTGGTGCAGGTGTAACTGTAACATTTGGATTTGGTCAAATAACACAATCATCTAATATTGCAGAATTTGAGGTTGTTAAGGGATATTCCGATTTCATTCAAAATGAACCATTTAAGAGAAATGATGATCCATTTGCCGATGTTCAGTTAGACTTTATTAATGTAAACAGTGCTAATATTATTGTTAGTGGTGCAGAACCTCTTAATATTGGTGATTTCTTAATTGGAAAATTAAGTGGTTCAATATGTAGAATTACTGGAGTAACTGAATTTGATGGTAATTTTGAGATTTCTTCTTCTGTTAAGACTTTAGTTGGTTGGAGAGACAATATTGGATTGGTTAATGATACCAATCAAGTAATAGCTGACAATGATTATTATCAGAACATGTCTTATGCGATTGAGAGTCCTAAGACATATGAGGAGTTAATTACTTATGTTAATGACATAGTTCATCCTTCTGGGATGAAGAATTTCGCTAATACTGAAATAATAGCGGAAGGAACTCCTGGAGAGACCAATCAACCTGCAGAAGATGCTGGTGGACTTGTTCTTGACTTTATTGGAGATCCTATGAGGGTGGATGCAATATATCCTTATGATCTAGCTAGAGATTTCTTATCTGTTGGTAATATATCAAAATTTGTAGAATTTAGAACAACAAGACTTGCTGACTTTATTTTAAACAAAACTAACCGAGTTTTGAATATTGACGATATTAGTCCTCAATTTGTTTCTAATGAGTCTAATGATTTGAGTGATTATAGAATTGTTGCTCAATATCCTGCAGGAAGATACTTCCAAAGATGGTTTACTCAATCTGTACATCATGCTGAAGATCCTAGAAAAAATCAGTATCAATTAAATGAATTCATTTCAGTAACTCTTGATGATGAGACTTACTTGTTCCAGAAGCAAGAAATGAAGAATTATGATCAGGTTGGTCTTAGCACGGGATATGTTGTCTTTGACACAACCCAAGATCCTGCAAGTTCCAGTACTTTGTTACTTGCTAGACCTAATGAACCATTTGATACTGATTATGAGATTAAATCTTGGCAACAGAATTTCTCAGATTCAATTGGGGTAGGTACAACCGCATTTAGTAATATCAGATTAGAAGGTAGAGTTGCTCAAGCTGGTGCAGCTTCTACGCTTGGAGTTAGCAGCACAACTAATATTATTGGCGTTTCTACATTAACAACTGATGCTGCTATTGTACAATTCCTTTGTATTGATACACCAGGAGCAGGATCTACTGCAACTCCTCAAGTTGATTATTTTGAATATGCTGTTATGCATAATGGTGTTGATACTTATCTTACAGAATTATCGGCATTTAACTCAAGACAAAATTTAAGTGGTCTTTCTGGTCCTAACTTTATTGGAACCTTTACTTCTAAGATAGAAAGTGGAATACTTAAGTTTGATTTTGAAAATGGTAAGCAAAGAGTAATTAATATTAAGTCTAAGATAATTGCAGTTGATCCTTCTGTTGTTGGACCATCTACAAATTATAGATTTAAGATTCCATTCACTCCAGATGGTACAGAAAGATCTGGTCGTATAGAAGTAACAAGTCAAACAAAAGCAGGTATTGCTACTGTTTGTGGAATTGCAAGCATAAGAGACTTATCAGTTAAAACAACAGTTCATGTTGCTTATGGTGCTACACAATCAATGCATCAACTTTATACTTTAACTGATCCATATAATCAGGAGAATTTCATTACTGAATACCCTTTAGCTGCTGTTGGATCTACAACAGGTGTTGGTACATTTGGGTCTACTTATAGAGCAGATGGGCATATTAACATAGAATTCCATCCATCAGTTGCTGGTGATGTTAAACTTACTGCTTATAACGAAATTCTTTATAAGGATTTAGATCCTAATGGTACTATTTCTGGTATTGGTGAAATTAGTTATGGTGAATCTTATGAGAATGTAGCACAAGCAATATATCTTGGAATTAATAACAGAGATAAGAAATCGTTTGAACTTACTTATAAAGGAGATCCAATTTATGCTCAAGAGACTAATATTGAAGATCCTAGTATTCTTAACAGAGAAACAGGTACATTTAGTCAGAAACATTTCTTCTCAACTTATGAGCAGTTAACATATAAACCAGATTCTAACCTTGTTGGTATTGCTGGTTCTGCTTTAATATATCAAACTGGTGCTGGTGTAACTGGATATCTTCCAGAAACTGTTTATGCTATTAAGGATAATAACCAACAGTATAAAATTGCATTAACTAAGAATGATGCAATATCAGGTGCTGCAGTAACTTTCATCAATAATACTGGTACTGGTAATAAGCATAGATTCTCTATGAGAAAGAGAGATTCTAAGTCTATGGTTTCTATTAGCGGTCTTGTACAGAAACCACTATCTTATACTTCTATTTCTTATGATTTGGATGTTCCTGTTGCTGGTTTTGTAACTGCATTCGTACTGAGTGGTATTTCATCTATACAGTCTGGTGATCTTATCAAACTAGAAGATGAATACTCAATAGTAAGAACTGTTGGATTTGGTACAACTACTATTGGTCCTGCTGTTGGTATTGGTACTTGGACACTTGTAGAAGTGGAAAGAGGAGCAGTTGGTACTGCTGCTACTCCACATGCTGCTGGTGAGACTGCTAGGGTCTTTAGAGGATCATTCCAGATATTAGATAGTAACATACATTTCACACAAGCACCGTTAGGTGGTGATACTGGTATTATTAACCCAAATAACTTACCATATGCTAGAGCATCATTTGGTGGAAGAACTTTCCTTAGACAGGATTATTCTAAGAACCAATTATTTGATGATATTTCTGAAAGTTTTGATGGTTTAGAAACCACTTATAGTTTAGCATCTGTTGGATCTGCTGTTACTGGTATTGGTACTACTGGTGGTAATGGTGTACTATTCATTAATAATATTTTCCAAGCACCATTTAGTGAAAATAATGTAAATTCAAACTTTAAAATTATTGAGAATTCTGGTATTAGTAGTGTTCAATTTACTGGTATTAGTTCTGTTGGATATACTACGCCGATAATAGATGTTGGGGATATTAATGAGAACCAATTACCTAGAGGTGGAATTATAGTATCTGTTGCTTCTACACCAGGTAGAGGATATGCTCCATTCAGAGGTGCAAGAGTTAAACCTGTAGTTGATGCATATGGTGTTATTGAAAGTATTGTTGGTGTTCCTACTGCAGGATCTGCGGTTGGAGTTCAAACTGCATTCTATGATAATGTAACTGGAATTATCGAGGTTACTACAGTTGGACCTCATAATCTTAGAATTGAAAATCCAGTTAAACTGGAAGGTATGCAATTAGAGTGTATTGGTTACAAGCACATTTACAAGAGTTCTGTAACTAATGCTTTAGTATTGGGTGGAAATTACACTCATAAGCATGTTGGTGTTAC